AAAGCTGCTGACATTTTACCTTTGGCAATATTTTTAGCGTGTCTAGCCTTAAAACTCTTGCGTTTTGCCTTATCTGCCATGCTTTCGCCCTTTCTTGGTGGCTTTGTGTCTGCCCCTTGCGCTCCAAATCTAATTAATTTGACCTTATCGCCCTCTTTTGCAAGTACAACATGAGATTTTGTTGGGTGTGATGGGGTTCGCTTTGGCTTATTGTATCCAGACAAACCATATCTTTTTAATTTTGCTTTGCTCATGTCAAACCAAACTCATTTGATTATATTGTAAGCTCTTTGCTTTAGGTATATCATCATTTTTTCTTTTTATCTCATAGCAATATATGTGCTTTGGTGGCTTATCAATGTAAGTTGCTTGTCCTAACTGCAAAGCTTCTTTGATTTCAAAAGTAAAAGGCTTTAGTCTTTTTTGGTCATCAACTGATCTAATAGTTTTATCATGGTAGATTTTATTTTTATATAAAATTACTTTGCTCTTTGCTGTAAATCCTTCATGCGTAAAGTTTGAAGCTTTATAAATTGTCCCTTGATGATTGAAATATGGGTCTGCGTAAGAAACAATCGTTTTATAATTACTATATTTTTTTAGAAATTTTATTGTTTTTGCAATAAAAAAGCTCTCAGTATTTTTCTTTGTTGCATCAATACAGCACAATCTTTTAAGTTCAACTACTTCTGTTTCATCTGTTCCGTATTTTTGCCAAGTATTAGCCATAGATAAAGAACCATAAATGATTGCACCTATCAAATACTGTTTATAAAAAAGTCCAAAGACATGAGAAATATTTAAACCATTTATATTTCTTGAATAATGCCACTTTTCAACAAAGCTTTTTACTTCTTGGATTGTTACAGGTTTGACAACAAATTTATTTATATCAACTTTTTTAAGGTCAATATCCTTTTCTGTTAAATCAAATAAAACCTGTTGCATACTATTTACCCTTCTTTTTCATTGCCATATTATGTGCCTCAGTAAATGAAAGACCTTCTCTCATCTTACGTTTCATATAGTCCATGTGAGCCTTTGTGTGGCCATGAGTTCTTTGATGCTTTGCAAGTGTGTTCTTTTGTCTGGTAGTTAGTCTCATTTCTTTTTCCTCAACAAATCAGCATCTGCTTTTCTAGCTCCGCCCTTTCCAGAGATAAAACTATTGACTCTTCCCATAGCCCATGCACCCATAGAAACATTGCGTGAACCGCTAGACAGATAAGCACCTTGCCCACGCCTATAAACGGCTG